TTATTAAACTTATTAGCAATAATTTTATGATGTCTACCTTCAATAAAGTCGGGCCACATGTGTTTTATAAAAGATATGAAGTCACCTTGACAGCCGTCTTGAATTTCTAATTGATCGTATCTTTGAACTAACGCAACAGCCTCAGCCTTGTCTTGTTCAGATAAAATATCAAAATCTTTGAATGAAACATCCTTCATAAGCGAGCTGAGAAACAAGGTAGCGACGATATGTTATGTAACCCAGCTCTAAGCGTAAAACGCCTACAGGTAGTATTACACACTGTCTTACTTAACGCCATTTGTCATACGTTAGTCCAGTCTTGACACATAAAGAGCAAGGCTTCGCTTTTTCTTCTTTTAACTAATCCTTCATTTACTTTGCCATTCACTTTGTTCCATCGCTTAATTTGTTCTGGAACTTCATGGTATTTGCCTTCGTTTAAAACACGAAGTAGCGTAGAATTTTTTAGATTGGTTGGTCCTAAATTAAAAACCCATGAAACCATAGCGTTCATTTCGTTCTGCTTAAGAGGCACAGTAACCATGTCGTTAATATATCCTTCGTATTCTTCTAGTTCATGTGCTAATAACTCTTCTGCTTCCTTCATGGTAATTGACATGTTATCTTGCACAGGACTACCATCAATTAATTTTAAAGACCCGTAGCCTATGGTTGGTTTATTAGCTGCACACCTGTATGAAACAGCGTTGCCGTCTGCATCCTTCGGACATCCCTCATAGTGTTTAATTAGTGTTATTCCTTCTTGTGAAATTTTCATATTATTCTCCCCATACTTTTGTTTTTGTCCCGCCGAAATAAGGAACGGCAAGATTTTCTTTTTCAAGCAATTCAGCAATATTTCCTTTATCGCAGAATATGTCACCTAAAACTCTTCCATATTTATCTGTTCCATAAGATTTTAATGTTATATCACCTACTAGCCATTCCTTCAATTTTTGTTTTGCAAGTAGACCTAACTCTTTTTCCTTTGTGCGCTCTGGGTATTTTTTTATATTGATGCGACTCTCTGGTGTATCAATACCATTTACACGAACAGATTTGTTATGTAATTGCACAGAAAATCCAAGATCTATAGTTTCTAAACGCACCGTATCTCCGTCTATAACCTTTTTAAGTTTGCATTTATATACAAATGCATCTGGTAAATTACTCATCTTCTTGCTCCTGTTTTGTAGTTACTTTCCTATAATAAACAACAACATCTTTAAGTTCAGTAATGTAACGCTTTAGTTCTTGCATGTTATAAGCCATAACTTCGTAATCTGGCACAGTCATAGCTAAAAAGACAAGTTCGCCCTCTTGGTTTTCTATTACTGCAAACTGCTGTTCATAATTTTCTGGTGTTATTGTCAGCCATCTTACTTCTTTGAGATCAATTTCTCTTGGCATAACTGGTTGCACTATGGTTCTATCCATAGGTTTAGTAGTTACTTGTATTTCTTTAGTCGGAAGTAGACTGCAACTGCAAGCCATCATCAAGATCGTCAACGTCACTGCTGATTTTCTCAATGTCTTCCATGATATGTTTTGTTCCATTATTTATTTTCCTCTGCATTTCTATAGGATCACCCATAATTTTTGCACTTAGTTCGTAGTTTCTAATAAACTCTGAATATCTATTTAGTTCTCTTTGTGCAGCTTGACTTTTAACAGTCATGTTTTGCAACTGTGTGGTTTGTAAAGCAAAATCACTTTGTAAAGACTCAATAGCCTCTTCTTGAGTAGCTATCGCTCCTTCTAAGGCCATGTTGTTGGCTTTCAATGTAGTATTTTCGTTGTATAACCAATAACTACCCAAGCCAAGTATCAAAATTATGCCTATTAATATCTGTTGCATTACAAATCCTCAATTATATAGTGTAAACCTGTAGCACTTCTAAATTCAACAAGTCGACCACTCTCGTCTTTAAACTTAAGGTGTTTTTCTTTTTGAACATATATTTTTTTGGATATGTAAATCTTATCGTCTGAGTCGCCATATTCTTTATTAAAGGATACGGTAATTTTATTTTTATGTATAAAGAGGCTTATAAACCAAAAAACAAAATCTTTAAATATCTTTAAGAAATTGTCCATATTTTTAATGCCTCTTTTTTACCTTTTACTTTAATTGGTTTTAGTGATTTTAATACAAATTTGCAATTTTTTGCAATATTTTCACCAATAAGTATATCAACACCGACTTCTTTAGTTGCTGACTCTAATCTAGCAGCTGTATTAACAGGATCACCAATAGCTGAATAATCAAACCTAGTGTCAGATCCCATATTACCTATACATGCGACACCAGCTTGAGTTCCAACGCCCACCGCTACTGGAACCGAAAGTGTTTTGTTAAGTTCAGCAATACCTTTTTGTATATCTATTGCAGCTTGAACAGCTTTGGTTTCGTGATCCTCTAAATCTAAGGGTGCTCCAAAAATAAACATGCCTGCGTCACCGATAAATTTATCTGTCATACCACCTAATTTTTGCACAGCGTTTACTTGAACGGTTAAGGTTTTGTTCATAATATCAGTAACTTCTTCTGGAGGTAGTTTTTCAGAAAGCGCTGTAAATCCTCTTAAGTCTGTAAAAAGGAATGAGCAATATTTTTTCTCTCCGCCTAATTTTAATAAACTAGGATCATCTTGTAATTGTTTAACTTGACGAGGATCAAGATAGTGTTCAAATTGTTTTTTAATTTGTTGTCTTAATTTATATTGTTGTCTAAAGCGCATATAAAAAATAGCACTACCCTGCACAAACTCTGATATAAAAGTCCATGAAAAATCAACAAGATAACCGCTTTTTATAATATAAACACCGCTTATAAAGGTTGCGGCCATAAATAAGCCACCAAAAATTATAGATTGTGTCATACCAAGATAACCAAAGATAACAGAAACTATAATTAAACATATAACAAACATAATTAATTCAGCGGCTATTGCCCAATCTGGAACAAATGGTGAATCTTGTATTAGTATAGATTCAGCTAGAGCAGCTTGCACTTGATGTGGCGAAAGTAAGCCTACAGGTGTTGCTACTTGAGGAAAAACTCCAGGTGCATTAACAGAAACAAACACAAACTTATGTGCTACATTTAATTCTTGTAAGTCTGTTTGTGGTGTGTCTACCCAAGAAATCCATTTACGACCAAGGCTGTCAACGTCAACAGGTGGTAAGCCTTGAACGGTTATTTGTCGCATACCATTATCATCGCCTTTTATAATGTAGGTTTTTGCACCAGCTAAAACTTTTAAAACTTCTGTGCCAAATGATGCAACAAAACCGTCAGGAGTTTCCATTAATAAAGGCATACGTCTAACAAGATTATCTATTTCGGTGGGAGCTGTAGACAAGCCTTGAGGAACATTGGTAAAAATCGGATCGTTCTGAACAACTCCCTTAGCCATAATACCACTTATATTATCGCCAAGTAATACTGTTCCACTTGTAGGTGGGTATGTACCATTATCATATTCAAACATCGCAAGTATGCTTGGACTATAATCCAAGGCTACTAAAAACATTTCATCGCCACCAAATCTATCTGGATTAGGTAAAGATACAACCCAACCAACGCCCATAGCACCAGCGTTCAAAATGTCTACATGTATTTGAGCCAATTCTTGTCTTGGAAAAGGCCAACCACCAGATTTTTGTATGTCTTCTTGAGTTATGTTTAAAACCACAAAATTACCACTAGGGTCATGTTTTTTTACAAAAGTGTCAAAAGTTTGTAATTTAAGGATTTGTAAGGGATATAACTGAAACAACAGTGGTAATGCTAGTATTATAAATACTATGAATATTAGTCTTTTCATCCAGAACTTTGGTTTATGGTTATAGTAGAGTTTGCCGTTCCGTTAATAGATATAACTTTAGATACTCCGTCTTGTGTAATTATTATATTGTACGCTTGATCGCCGTTCACGATAACCTGTGCTTTTTGATTCACCATACGCATGAGCTTTACTTCACTACCTTGAAGTATAGTTGTAATTTGTGATTCTGCATCTTGTCCAAAATTAGTTCCCGTAAGCTGTATGCCGCCAGCAAAATCAGTTAAGTTTTCTTCTTCTTTTACAGCTAGATCATCTAATACATCTAACAAGTCTTCAAGAAAATTAACTGAAAGTAAATCTATATCTAGCTCTGTAAAATCTATAGATTCATCTTCTTCCCAAATATCATCTTCTGATAAAAAGTCCACATCTAAATCAGTAAACTCTAGATAGTCTCCTTGTTCAGTCTGTCTTTCCTCACTTTCAACCACTTGTTCTTTTGGTGGTGAAATAATCAACATATTATCTATAAAGTTTAAATCTATATCTAATAACACAGGTTTGGTTGGTGCTATCTCATAAGCTGCTGTAGTTGTTGCTTGAAAAGGCTTGTTTAGAACTTCCTGTCCCATAGCTGTAGCTACAATTATTTCTCCACTAGCGTTACCAAACTCATCTGGTAGAAGTATTATGAGTGCTCTTCCAGTCGGATCTATCGTAGCTACAAAATCAGTACCTTGTACAAAAATTTGTGAGCTAGGTGTTGATAGGGTTATATTTTTTTTATTTAATTTGTTTACGTTGCCACTAATAAAACGAATCGTGCCACTCGCAAACTGTAAGGCCATTTTAGACTTATCTGGGTTGGGATTGTATATATACTCAGTAATTAAAAGCTCACTGTGTTCTGTGAGCTTCACGGTTGATTCGTCAAGAAATGTTATTGCGATACGTCCTGCTCTAGTTTGAACGTTATCTAGTGAATTTATGTCAAAGTCAATTGATGCCTCATAAGGCTCGTCACGGAAAACTTTGCCGTATCCTGTAAGTTCTGTAATATCTCCTATAGTATCAGCATGAAGTGGCGGTGC